TTAGAATTGTAAGAAGTAAAAGAACTCGTTCTGATGAGTATTATAAAATTGTTACAACTGGAGGTCTAGAAATTGTGGCAGATGATATTGATAAGGACAATTTTAATAAGGAAAAACAAATCAGATTAAGAGAAGTGTTAAAAGTTAACAATGTGTCTTTATTTGATAACATACCTGAGGTTAAAGTAGGAAATAAAGTTGAAATAGTGCCTGCAACGGTTTATCACAATCCTATTTTAAAATTAAGCAATGATAATGAAACAGAAGACGACGCTGAAGCAATTACTATTTTCTTAAAACGCGACACTAATGTTGAAACAGAAAGAAAATCTAGGAAACGTCTTACAGAGGTCACAGTTGATAAAATCTATGGCTGTGCTTTAACAAATGAATCTAAAGTTGTCATTGCTAAACATTTAGCAACAGAAACAGTAGCTAGTACAGAACCCCCAAAAACTAATGATAATAAAGAAGAAGGAATTTAGAGTGATTTAATTCACTCTTTTTTCTTAATATAAAGGAGTGATTAAATGCTTATTAGTGTTAAAAAGTTAAAAGAATATGATGATAGATTTGATAGTTTTAAAGATAACAAGTTAGAACAAAAATTAAAGTCTATCGAAAGCACTATAAGAAAATATACAAATAATAATTTTCAAAATAGAAAGATAAGGTTTACAGCGAGTTCTACTAACCAAGAATTAAATGGTTATAGCCCTTATTTAAAGGTGGGTGACACGATAGAAATATCTAATAGTATAAATAATGGATTATATACTATAAAATCGTTAGAAGACGAAAAAATAACGTTTAACGAGGATATTTATGACAGTGAGTACAATCTATGTACAAAAATAGAGTATCCACTAGATATCGTTGATGGAGCTATTGAATTATTAGATTGGAAATTAAATAAATCCGGCAAAGTAGGTATTTCAAGCGAAAGCGAAACTATTTCTAGACATTCAACAACAACTAATTATAGAAATCTAAATAAAGATAATACGATAGATGGTTATCCCATTGAATTATTTGGTTTTTGTAATCTCTATATTAAGGCAAGGTTTTAATTATGGAAAAAATAGGCGGAAATATAGAATTAGTTCTCAAAAGAAAAGATGATTTTATAGAAAACGATATAGGCGAACAAATACCAAGCTATATTGATTATAAGACGTTTTGTGGATTTTTAGATATGGTAAACGCTGATGCTTCACATTCAACCTATAATGCAAAAATAGAAGAAAGCACACATTATTTTATATGTGATTATGATGAATTGCCTGATTTTGTAGATAATGAAGGTGTAACTCGTAAAGCTACTATCAATGAGTTAAAAGCTTACTGCAATGACAAAGAATATGATGTTTTATGGATTGATAACCCTATGGAATTAAATTATCATTATGAAATTTACCTAAAATATAAAGGTGCTTAATGAGTGTAAAATTTGAAAGCAACAAAATAGAAGTACAAAAAGCCCTAAATGATAAAGCAATAGGTTTTTTATATGATGCAAAAGAGGTATTGGTATCTCAAACAGTACGAAACACTCCAACAAAACACGGTGCTTTAAAACGTTCTTTTGAACAGGATAGCTACGTAGATGAGAGTAATTTGACTGCTTATATAGGTTCAAGTATAAAATACTCTGTTTGGGTAGAACTCGGTACAGGAGAATATGCTCTTGATGGCAAAGGCCGTAAAGGGTACTGGATTTACGTTGAAGGTAGCACATTAGAAAAGTCAGATACACCAAAATACTATACCTTACAAGAAGCTAAAAGAATTATGGCAATATTAAGAAATAAAGGATTAGAGGCTTTTTATACAAATGGACAAAAACCTCAAAGAATGCTTTATAGAGCTTTTATTGTAAAGAAAAACAAAATACAAGAACAAGCTAATAAAATTTATAGGGAGTTGAATGGAATATGAAAAACTTACTAAATGTAGTAGCACAATCATTAAAAAAACTAAATATCAACTATGATTATTTAGAACTAAAAAATAAACTGAAATATCCATATGTAGTTGGAGAATATTTTGAGAATGAATATATAGAAGAAACTCACTGTTCAAAAGGCGAGTTTCTTTTAACTATATGGGATAAAAATTTATCTAGCACAAACATTTTAGATGTTAATCAGAAGATTAAAAAGAAATTTGCAGATTTGAAAATTATCAAAAATAATACAGCTATAAGTTTGTCTTATAGTAATTCGTTGCCTGTATTACAAGATATAGACAATTTAAAAAAACAAGAAATAAGAATAGATGTTCAATATTTTGAAGGAGGAAATTAGAATATGAATATAGAAAAATTAAAAACACACGGTATTACTGAAAATACCCCTAAAGAAATTCTTTTAGGAGCAGGTGCCTATTATAAAAATTTAAAATATGATTATAAAATAACTAAAGATGGCAAAGTAGTTACTGGCAAAAAGTATTATACAAAGACTGATAATACTTACACTGAAGTAGAGACTCCATCTGATAGCAGTATTTCTACTTATTATGAATTAGGATGGGATGGTAAGGTTTTAGGAGCTACTACTGGCGGAGGAAAAGTAACAATTACACCAGAATATATGACAATAGAAGCAGATGGAGCTACAGTTAAAGTTAAAGGTTTAGAGAAAAAAGTTGGTGAAACTGCTAATATGGAGATTAATTTACTTGAATTTAAAGAAGATAATTTAATTCAAGCACTTCATATGGTAGAGGACACATCAAAAGAAATAGAAGGATATAAAATCTATAAATCTGTCAGAGATATAGATGATGATGCTTATTTTGATAATGTGGCTTTTGTTGGCACCTTAACAAGTGGAGAACAAGTAATTGTAATATTTGAAAATGCCATTGTTGAGGGTGCTATGGAATTAGAACCAAAAAATAAAGAAGTTTCAAGTATGAAAGTTACAGCAGAATGTACGGCATCTTTTGAACAAGATGATTTAGAACATCTACCATACTTTATTTATTTTCCACAAAGTGAAAAAGTAGGAGTTTAAGACACTAATTAAAGTGTCTTTTTGCATAGGAGGAATTTTCAATGAATGAAAATGTAGAAACTTTGAATGAAGAAAAAATAGTAGAAAATATAGAAAAAACTAAAAAATATACTTTTAGAAAATTAAAAGCCTGTGATATAGGATTAATGACATCTCTTATTAAAAAAATAGGCATTAATAAATTATCTAATTTATTAAAAAGTGATGATGTTAAATCTGCAATATCAGGTATTCAAAATAATAAGGAAACAGAAGATAACTCTATTATGATGTTAATAGGAGCTACAGTTATCACAGAATTAATGCAAATAATTACTGAAGGATATGAAAATTATGAAAGCGAACTACATAAATTACTATCTAATACAAGTGATTTAAGTTTAGAAGAAGTACAAAACCTAGATTTCGATGACTTTTTTGAGATGCTATTTGATTTCTTCAAAAAAGAGGAATTTATGGGTTTTTTAAAGCGTGTCTTAAAATTGTTAAATATAACAGATTAGAATTTATAGATTTAATATTCAAAAGATATTCAAATCCTTTTTTGTTTTTAGATAGTTTTATTGAAACTGATGATTTAGAAGATGCAATTGATATGATTATAAATCAAAGTAGAAACGATAATGATTGGCAATTATATTTATCTTTGAATCCGTGGAATGAAAAAAGTTTTTCTGAATGGAAAAAAGAAGTATATGAGTCTAATACATCAAATGAAATTACTATGACAAAAAAGGAAGCAAAAGAATATTTTCAAAAAGAATATAAAAATTCATTAAATATATTAAACAATTTTAAGCCTCCACAAGAAGAAAGGAGGTAGAGATACAATGACAGTATTTGAAATATTAGGATTAGTTAGTATTAATAATAAGGAAGCTAACAAATCATTAGATGAAATAAATAAAAAAGCAGAAAATGTTTCTAAAGAATTAGCAAAGAAATTTGAGACTATTGGTAAAGGTTTTACAAAAGCCGGAGAAACTATGACTAAAATAGGTTCAAAGATAACAAAAACTGTAACTTTGCCTCTAGTTGGGATAGGTGTAGCAGCAGGAAAGACAGCTATAGACTTTGTTAAATTAAAAGAATCATCAATGGGAGTTTTTGAGAAAATGTTAGGTGGCAGTGACGCCGCCGAAAATATGTATCAATCGCTCTTGAAAGTCGCCAAAGCTTCTACATATTCACAAGAAGCTTTTTTAACTGCAGGTAAAACCTTGGTTGGTATGGGTGCAAGTGCACAAGATACTACTAAATATCTACAAGCAATAACGGATGCTGTAGCTGGATTTGGTGGTTCCAGCGCTGATATAGAGAGTTTAGCTTCTGTTTTCGGAAAAGTATCAGCTAAAGGTAAAGTTCTTACAGATGACCTTAATATGCTATCAGAACGTGGTGTAAATGGATTACAAATTTTAGCAGCTCATTATAATAAAACTACTGATGAAATGCAAGAAATGGTTTCCAAAGGTATGGTTCCTGCAAAAGAAGGTTTAGATATTTTATGTGATGGAATGGAAAATGGATATACTTATGCTGGACAATTTCATCAAGGATTGTCAGGAATGGCACAACAATTAAAAGGCGGAACTTTAACAGGTGCTTTAGATGGTTTAAAATCGTCTTTTAGGAATTTTTCTACCGAATTAATTGGAGCATTTGACAATAAACAGTATATGATTGACTTGGTAAATGCTTTTGGTACTGCATTAGGTCATTTACCTAAAGTTTTATCTGGAATAACAGATGCTATAGCTCCTACATTGCAAAAAGTATCTCGATTACTTAACAAGTTTAATGAGTTTGCTGAAACAAAAGAAGGACAAGAAAGTCTAAAAAAGATAGGAGATTTAATTTTAAAATTAGCCGTAGTAGGTCCAATAATTTCAATTTTAGGAAAGTTAACTTCTAAATTCGGAGGATTATTTGAAAAAATAAGTGATCTTCACGAAGCAGGAGGATTACCAGGATTGGTTAATAAATTTAGCGTTGTGCCATCATTGCTTACAAAAGTAGGAAAAAGTTTAGGAAATTTAACAAATCCAATAAATCTTGTAAAAAATGGCTTTGGTGGTATTAAGAGTATTATTGGCAAAGTTTTACCAACTCTACAAGGGGTTATAATTACATTTAATGCTAGTGGTGGCGGTTTATCAGGTGTCTTAGGAATTGCAAAATTAGCACTTAGCGGTGTAGTGAGTGGTTTTGCAGGGTTACTAGGAGCAATATTACCAGTTATAGCACCAATTGTTGTTTTAGTAGGATTATTCGTTGTTTTAAAGAGCAATTGGGATAAAATTGTAAAAGTTTTTAAAGGGTTTATTGAAAATATTAAATTAGCTGAAAAAATTAATCAGATAAAAGAAAAAATACAACCATTAATTGAAAAATTAAAAGGATTAAAAGATTTATTTAAAGTAATAGGAACTGTTATAGGAATAGCATTAATTCCTGCTCTAACAATACTATCAGGCGTATTTAATGCTATATTAAATGCTATATTTCCATTAATAGATTTTATTGGCCATGTGGTAGATTTACTAAGTGGTATAGGAGAGGTAATAGTAGGGATTTTTACTTTAGATGGGGATAAAATACTCGGTGGTTTAAAGAAAATTTTTGGTTCAGTAATTGGAATAATAGTTAGTCCTTTTAAAATAGCATGGTCTCTTATATCTGGATTTTTTGAAGGTGTAGCATCATTTTTTGGCTCTTTACTTGAGAAATTAGGAATAGTTCAAGCACTTGAAAATCTCAAAAATGCTATTTCTAATTGGTGGCAAGGAGTTGTTTCATGGTGGCAGGAAAAATGGAATGGTGTATGTTCTTTTTTTAATACTTTAGGAACATGGTTATACGAACATACGATTCAACCTCTTATAAATGCTAAAAATTGGATTGTAAATGTTGTTACTAATATAAAAGATGGAATAGTTGACAGATTTAACTCAGCAAAGGATAAAGTTAGCAATATTTTCAATGGAATAAAAAACTTTATAACTGAACCAATTAAAAAAGCTAAAGATAAAGTAGGAGAATATATTAATAAAATTAAAAGTTTTTTTACCAATTTTACAGCAAAAATTAAATTACCACATTTTAGTATTAAAAATGCCAGTTTAAATCCTGCTGATTGGATAAAAAAAGGTATTCCTAAATTAGCAGTTGATTGGTATGCAAAAGCTATGGATTCAGGAATGATTTTAGATGAACCTACAATATTTGGTATGAATAAAAACGGTCAATTTATGGGAGCAGGTGAAAAAGGCTCAGAAACTATCGTAGGAACTAATTCTTTGATGAGTATGATAAGACAATCAGTAAGTAATCAAAATCATCTACTTGAGGCTCGTATTGATACTTTAATAGAGATTTTACTTCAATATTTACCATTGCTAACAAAAAGACAATTACGTTTAGATACTGGCGCTTTAGTAGGAGAATTAGCGGCACCTTTAGATAAAGAATTTGGGGATTTATCAGATAAGAAAGGAAGAGGTAGATAATGGAACGTTTTATATTATTAGAGGATATAAAAGATAATACAAAGTATGTTAATACATATGAAGATTGGGGATTGATTCTAAATAATATAGAAGATCCTCTTCCTTCCCCTAAAACTGATTATATTGCTAATTCCGGAGGAGATGGAACAATAGATAATACCGAAGCTCTTGATGAAGTGAAATACAATGACAGAACTCCCAAATTTACTTTTACTATGAGAGAAAAATTTAATGATATTGGAAAAATTAAGAGTAAAATAGCTAATTACATTCATGGTAAGAGATTTAAAATAACTATGTATAGAGATTTAGATTACTATTATATAGGAAGAATTTCGATAGAAGATTTTGCAATAAATAAAGCAACAGGAACGTTTAAATTAGTAGCTACTTGTAATCCATACAAATATAAACAAAATATTACTATATACAAATTCAATGTCGATAATGAAAGAATTGTTGAAATAACGAATGAAAGAAAAAATGTTGTTCCTAAAATCACTATATCTGATGATATGAAAATAGAATTTGAAGAACATTCATACTCTCTAGAAAGAGGAACACATGAAGTACTAAATATTTATCTAAAACAAGGTGTTAATGTTCTAAAAATAAAAGGTACTGGAACATTTAAAATAGAATATCAGGAGGCTAGTTTATAATGTTTCAAGTGAAATTAGATGATTATATTTTATATGATTATAGATTAGATGATATAGAACACGAAGATATGATTATTACTAATACTAAATTATCATTAGAAGCCAATAAAACTAATTCATTTCAATTCAATATATATAGTAATCATAGATATTTCAATAAAATAAAAAAAATGAGTTCTATTATTAAGGTATATGACAGAAATGATTTAATTTTTAGAGGCAGAATATTTGAAGATAATCAAGGTTTTAATAAAAGTAAAAAAGTTGACTGTGAGGGAGAGCTTGCATTTTTGCTAGATAGTATATATAGACCTTATAATTTAACTAACCAAACAGTTTCTTTAAAACAGTTTATTATAAGTTTAATAAACAATCATAATAGTCAAGTTAAAGATTTTCAAAAAATTAAAATAGGAATTATTGAAGTAGAAGATCCTAATGAAAAAGTTAACTTTTCTTGTGAAACTGATACTAAAACGTGGAAAGTTTTTGAGGAAAAAATAATTCCAACATACGGAGGATATATATACTTAACTCACGATGAAGATGAAATGCCTATTTTTAGTTATTATAAAGAACCACCATATACATCAAATCAAAAAATAGAATATGGGGTTAATTTATTAGATATAAATAATTTAATTAGTGCTAAAGATTTGGCTACAGCTTGTATCCCACGAGGAGCAAAATTAAAAGACTCAAATGGTAATGAGACTTCACAAAGATTAGATATAAAAAGTGTAAATAACAATAAAGATTATTTAATCGATGAAGAAAAAGCAGAAGAATTTGGTGTAATATATGCTGATTCCAACTTATGTACATTTGATGATGTAACACTTGCTAGCAACTTATTAACTAAAGCACAACAAATTTTAGAAAATAGTGTTAAATTATCACAAACTTTAGAAATAAAGGCAAATTATTTAACTTCAGAAACAAATGTTAATGATTTTAAATTTCTTTACTATGTATATGTTGTTAGCCTAAAACACGGAATTAATGAAAAATACCTATTAGAAAAACTTGAGTTAGATTTGTTTAATATAGCTAATACTCAAATCACACTAGGACAAGTGAAAAAAACACTAACAGATAATTCTTTGACTAATAGAACTAATGCTAATCAAATAATAAAGACAATTGAGACTATAAAAACAGAAACTGCAAATCAAGAACAAGTAACTACTTTGATTAAACAACAATTAGAAACTTCAGCTAATATTATTGCATTAAAAATATCATCAGATATTGATTTAACAACTACAAACGAAATTGATATTCCTTTAGTTAAAAATATGTCAATTGGAACAAAACTGTCTATTTCTAATGGGAAGGTCAATATAGGCAAAGATGTCAATTATGTAAAAATATCGGGCAATGTTTCTTTTTCTAATGATACTGGTAGCGATAGTATTCGAGTTAATTTATACAAAAATTCAGATATAGCTATGAGCCTAACAGATAACACAACAAGAACTTTTCATTTTGTTAATAAAATTATACAAGTATCACAAAATGACAAAATTTGTTTGAAAGTAAAAAACGAAACTAATGCTCGAGGAAAAATAAATAGTGAATTAACGTATTTAACAATTGAAGTTATTTCATAAAAGAGGTGATAAAAGTGAAAAAAAATAAACTAAAATTAAATATTCAAATGTTTTCTGGAAATACAACTACTGACGAAAATACTTATGGAGTTGACAAAGATTATAATAAAGTAGAAGTATATTCTAAAGAAGAAACTTATTCTAAAGAAGATTTTGTTTTTAGGATATTAACCGGTTCTTTATCCTTAAACTCAGGAGAAACTAAAGACCTAAATCTTGATTATCCAGAAGGTTTTACTAAAGATAATTGCCATATATTAGGTTTTGAATGGAGTGAATCAGGTGGTTATAAAAGAAATAACAGTGGTTATAAAGGATCAACATCAGATATGGAAATATATCCTACTTTTTTACTCAAAAACACATCTATAGTATGCAAGTTTTATAATTTTAGAAATTCCCAAGATGTTTACAATATTAAAATTTTGCTAATAAAAATAAAAGAAGGAGATTAAAGATGAAAGTTTTAAATATAGATATTGATAGCTTAATAAAAATAAAAAGTATTGAAGATATAGACACTGGGGATATCAAAAGCGTTAATTCTACTCTAAAAATACCAACTGGAAATTTTCAAAATATATTATTGAATTTTAATTTTATTAGTCCTAAAATAGAAGACGATATGAAAATTGTTGCAAGTTTTGGAATAGAAAAAGATAAAAATATAGATGTAGTAATATCTAATATAAACGTCAATAACAAAGATTATCAAACTGCTTGTTATATTCCACCAGAAATATTTTTAAATCCGTGTAAGGTTACTTTAGGTGTTTATGGATTTAGTTTGAATGAAAACGAAACATTAAAAAAACGATTTTCATTAATACCTATTAGTGAAATTGTAGTAAAAGGTTCATACAATTCTGATTCTAAAGAAAGCATAACGCCTAGTCCAACAATCTTTGAAGTTTACTTTAATAAAATAGATAAAGCTAAAAGTGATTTTGAATTATGGATAGCAGAAAAAGAAGAAGAAATAAATGAATCGATATTAGAAAAAATAAGTTACTTGCGAATTTTTGAAAATCATCTTATTACAACTAGCGAAACATCTTCTATTCCAATTAATCTTGAAATTCAATATAATAATTTCGATATAGTCCAAGTTAAAATAAATGGCTTGGATTTTATTATGGGTAAAGATTTTGCTATCAATGATAACAAAATTATTTTTACAAATCCTGTTAAAAAAGGAAACACAATATATTATTCTATCAAACGATATATAACTACTAATCCAACAGATTATGAAATGTTAAGAGGCCCTGAAGGTTATACGCCACAACCAGGAGTTGATTATAATACTGAAGAAGATAAAAACGAAATAAAAAATTGGTGTAAGGAATATATAGATGATAATTATAGTAATCCTGAAACCGACCCAACAATTCCTAGTTATGTAAAAAATATAACAGAAGACGATATTTCAAATTGGAATAATAAGTTATCAAGTGTACCTAACGAATATATTACTAAAACTGAATTAAATAACGTCGTTGGAAACATAAATACAATTCTTTCCACATTAACGACACCTACAGTTAGTGGAGGTGCAGAAGAATGACAACAAGTGATTATTTAGATAGCTTACAAAATGATAAGGATAATTTTGCAACTAAATTAAGTGAAAAAGGTGTAGAAGTTACAGGGAATGAGACATTTACTGAATTAATACCTAAAATAGATGAAATACAAAGTGGTGGCAGTGCAGCAGAGTATTTTATTATTAAGCCTTCAGCAAATTCACGACCAATTTTAAGAGATGTTATAACCAAAATACCAACTTTAGATATGAGTAACATAATTAATGCAAGTTATGCATTTCAACAAAATATCAATTTAACAGAAATTAGCATTATAAATACAAATAATATCCGGGATGCAGAATATACATTTAGTAATTGCCCTAAGTTAGAAACTATATCTGAATTTGATGCAAGTAATATATTTAATGTAATCTCAATACTTTATGGAAGTTATAATATAAAAAATGTTGGAGGCTTTTTAAATTTAGGACAATCATACGAAATAGAAAAGGCAAGTAATTATAATCAATATACATTAACATTAAGCTATTGTACAGCACTTACACATGAAAGTTTAATGAATATTATAAATGGTTTATATGATATTGCAAATAAAGGCTGTAATACTCAAAAGTTGATACTTGGAAGTACCAATATGAAAAAATTAACAGCAGAAGAAATAGCAATAGCAACCAACAAGGGTTGGTCAGTATCATAATGAAAGGAGTGATAAAATGATATATTTTGGTCATACTAAACCAAAAATGCTTGTAGCAGATGAAGGTAAAGTATTGAAAGACAAGAATGATATTTATATTGAAGAACATATTGATGAAAACGGAAACAAAATAGAAGAACACATACCATATACAACCACAACAGTATTTTTGCCTGATGACGTAACAGAAGAACAAGCAAAAGAATTATATGTAGAAGAAATAAAAAAGAAGGTGGAATAATGGAAGAACTTATAAAAAATATTTCTAATTATGGTGTAACTATAGTGATAGTTGCACTATTTTTATGGGATTGGTTCAGTAATAAAAAAGATATGAAAGATACTTTATCAGTAATAAAAGATACATCAGTGAACATATCAAAAAGTTTAGATTTATTACAAAAAAGTATGGAAAAACACGATGGAAAACTGGATAGAATTCTAGAAAGTGAGTTGAAAAAATGAAAAAAGCGTGGACTGATCTAAAGAGTTTTGTGACAGTTATTATGACTATTGCAATGGTTATATTGTTATTTATACATTATGAAGTAAATAAAGAAATTTTAATGCTTTTTAGCACTTCATATGGTGCAATAATGACATATTTTTTTAATAGAAAGAATGAGAGTAAATAATACAAAAAAATTAAGTAATAAAACGACGATAAAAACGAGTCTATCTAGGCTCTTTTTTATTATATAAATTTTCATTTAAAGGAGGAAAAAGAAAATGGAAAATGAAGAAGTATTAGATATTGTGATTGATGAAAACAATCCAATGGAAGAATTAGAAGTACAAGAAATATCAGAAGAAGATAAAGAAAAATTAGGAGGGGATGAATAATGGGAACTCATGAATATTATTTGTCAGTAATAAACAAAGGGTTTGATGAAGACGGTGTTTATGGCGTACAATGCGTTGATGGATTTAAACATTTTTGTAGGACTGTTGTAGGATATAATATATCACATAGAACTATAACTGCACCATCTGGTCTTGCTTATTCTATTTGGGATAATTTTGAAAGTTTAGGATTAAATAAGTATTTTGATAAAGTATCAGCAGATAAAATGCAAGACGGAGATTGGGCTATTTGGTCTAAATGTAGCGCTTGTCCTAGTTCACATATTGCAATGTTTAGAAAAGACAATGGTAACGGTAGAACAGGTATATTTTTAGGACAAAATCAAGCAGGTAAAAATAGAGCATATACTCAAGTAAATATTACTTATGCTGGATTAAGAGGTGCATTAAGACCTAAATGTTATCATAATACACCTGCACCAAGTCCTACACCAGCAAATGCAAAAAATTATGTTAATTTGCCACCTTCAATTGATCAATGGAGATTTTATGATGTAAATGTTACACCAGTAAAAGCTAATACAAAAGGATATTTAAAGCCTAAAAAGTTTGGTGGATTAAGTTATTATGTATATGAATATAAAGATGATGGAGCTACTGCAGTAATTAATACTGTTCAATTCGGAAAAGTTAAAATCTATATAAAAGGAACTTGTGCAAAAATAACAATTGGTAGTTATCAATATAAAAATGGTAATCATTAATAAAAAGAGTTAGTAAACATATATTGTCTACTAGCTCTTTTTTTGTTTACAAAAGTATTTATTTTAACTATAATTGATTTGGCTAGAGAAAACAAATACCTTACAATCTCTAGTTTTTATATGAAATTTAATTTTTGAAGAAGAAAATAAGCTGAATTTTAAAAATTGGTTTAATGATTTATATTATTTTAGTATAAGAAGTATTGTAGAAGTACTAAATTACTTGTTTGCAGTACTTCTTTTTTTATGCAATAATTTATGCACGAAAGGGGGACAAATAATATGTTTATGAAGATATTAGATGAAAGTGAAATCAAAAAATTTGGAGAACTTACTGGGATAGATGCAAAAAAAATATTCATAAGTAAAAACAATAGATACTATTATGTGAATATAGTTGATTATGATTTGAAATTAAGAATAAGCAAAGAATTAGCTAGTAAATTTGTATAACAAAAAGTATATTTTAAGTACACTTTTACTCTATGTAAATATTTAATTATTATAATTTTATTTATAGTAGAGGTGTAGTAGTAATGAGTAGTACAGAAGTAATATTATTGTTAGCAGGTGATAGAATAAGAGAATTAAGAAAAAAGAAAGGACTTTCACAAGAACAATTAGGAGAAAAAGTAAATGTTACAAGACAAACAATTTCAAATTGGGAATTAAATGAAACTACTCCAAATCCAGAACAATTAAAACTTTTATCTAGTGTATTAAATGTTAGTATTGATGAATTATTAGATAATAATATAAATAATATTTTAGTAGATAAAGTTAGTAATACTGAAAAACTAGCAGGAATGATTATTAAAATACTTAAATTTATTGGAATTGCTTTTGTTATCTTTTTAATAATTGATGTTATTGCATTGATAGTATTCAGTACCACTGGAAAATTCGATGTTGAAAGTAGTGCTACAACTGTATGTAAATTAAATAATAAGCAATATGAAATTGAATTTGGAACAGATAAATATTTTAAATGTGAAAATTGTTCTGAAGAAATGAATAATGAAATTAAGAATTTAGTAGATTTTAATAATATTGATGACAGTATGAAAAATGTTGAAAATTATTTTAAATCAAAAAATGGAAGTTGTGAATAAATTACAATTTATGCGAAAAATTGTAAAATTAACAAAAATCTATTCCATAAATACTTGAAACGTGGTATATTGTTACTAGCAACGGAAGATTCTATGTACTCTTTCTTTATTGGAAAATAGTTGTAGATATCTACGTCACTCGCTCCAATTTGAATTAAACTTGCTTATGCAAGTTTTTTTATTTCAAATGGGATGAGGAGAATGAACTTCCGTAGTTAAGCTTGTATCACATGATTAAGCAATTCTTAAAACTAGTTATGATTTTGTCTATAAGTTGCAATTACTTCTATAATTTGGTCTGATATATTATACCATTTTATTTGGATATAATGTCTGCAGAACTCATACTTACTGTTATAATTTAAATTTCTAGACATAGGTTGTATTGATAAGCAGCTAACATGAAGGGAAGAAATATCATCAACAAGATGTTTTTTTATTATGTACTTGATTTCTTCATTTGTTATCCAAATAAAATCATCTACTACTCCATAAATAATAGCGTCCACTTCATATCCGGACTTGTTTCCTTGTAGAACAAATCTATTAATTAATTTATCTATATATCTATCTTTATTTAATTCCTTATTAATCTTATTTATTTCATTTTGGTGATGCTTTTTATATTCAGCACTTGATATTCTTAT